GCCCGATGCCGTGGCCGCGCCGGAGTCGCCCGAGGCCGTGGCCGCGCCGTAGTCGCCCGATGCCGTGGCCGCGCCGGAGTCGCCCGATGCCGTGGCCGCGCCGGAGTAGCCCGATGCCGTGGCCGCGCCGTAGCGGCCCGATGCCGTGGCCGCGCCGTAGCGGCCCGATGCACTTGCAATCTTGTTCTTGCCTTCGGCTTTCACGGCTGTTTTGGGCTGATCGCTTGTCGCGCCTTCTGCGGGCGTGCAGCGATCTATCGTGTACTTGACCGCTGCCTTGATGATGCCCGCGATATCGAGTTCGGCCTTCACGGTGATGCGCGAACTGGCCACCTTCGAATCTTCGCCGTGGCGCGAGAGCTTGCCAGCCTGCTCCACAACGGCGAATTTCGATTGCGACGGCTTGTAATAGCGGAAAACGTGCAGCGGGTATTCGCAGGCATGGAAGCCGCCAGCGCAGGCCTCGACCTCGCCTTCGTGCTCGTAGGTCTTGCCGAGTTCGTACTGGAAGTCGCGGCACGTCCAGTCTTGGTTGAAGCCCTTGTACGAAACAATCGGCTCTCTGCCCTGATCTTGCTCGTCACTCATTTGATTCCCCTTTTTGGTTGCCCGCGCTAGCGTGCAATCATATTAGCCGAGTGCGAATGTATTCGCAAGCACGATAAGCTAAGCGGCGCGACGGATCAGCCCGGCCCGTGCGAAATGTTCGTCGGCCCGATCAAAGAACCGTGCGCGCAGGGCGTCCATAGCCTGCTTAACCTTGGGCTCGTATCGCTGGATCGTCCGCTTGTGGACGCCGACCTTTTCCGCGATGCTCTCGCATGACATGCAGCGCTGTTGGCCCAGCTCGATGTGCCGGCGCATGAGCAGGAAGCGCATGAGCCCGTTGACGATGCCGGTTTCGGCCTGCAAATGCAGATCGACCGCGAAATTCCCGCCCTTGCGTTCATGCTCGGCCCAGGAATAAGCCGCCCAGGCGTAGGCCTGCAGCAGCTCGGGCATGCCCTCGATGTACCGGCGAATCATCGCTGCCTGGCCGTGCTGATCCTGAATGCTTAGAGCGCCGTCTGCTGACTTGTTTGTGTCGCTCGCGCCGGCCATGGCTCTCTGCGCATCGGAGACCTTGCAAATCGGCTGCTCGACAATGGCGTAGGCCCAGCGGAGCAGGGCGTCGGTGTCGCGGAATACCCTCATTGTTCCCCCTCGTATCGGTGGCAACGTTTCCCATGCTTGCGCGGGGTGCCGTCGCGGTTCTTGAGCTTGCAGACGTAGATGACGGTGCCGAAGAGTTCTTTGCGCTCTTCGTGGGCGCAGCCGCGGCACTTGAATTCCTCGGCGCGGATTAGTTGCTCCAGTGGATCGCGGTAGGCGTAATGCGGTAACGGAGGCATCAGGTGTTCAATGCCTCAATCGTCCACGCCAACAGATCCACCTCGTCCGCCTTTACCTGCTTGAGCGCCATGCGGTTGCCGTGAATGCCTGACTTGCCGCGATGGTGCTCAGGGCACAGTGGCACCGCGAGCCAGTTCTCGGCGCGTTGCGCCATGCCCTGGCCTTCGCGCACATGGTGAATTTCTGCGGGCGTCGCGCCGTAGCCCAGGCGATCACAGAGGATGCACCCCAGTGACGCCACGCGACCTAGATAGTCTTTCTCAGCCTTCGTCGTCATTCCCGCGCCCCTCCATGACTCTCAACGCTGATGCGCGCAATACGCGCGCATCGAGAGCATCGCCAAGCGCTGATGCAGTAAGTGGGCCGATATTCGCTAGAGACTAGGCGCGGGCGCGAGTGGCCGAGCAGGACGCAGAGGATTCGGTTGATCGCTCTCATTCGAAAGTCACCCCCAGGTTGTTTGCCGCATATGCCTGGACGGCGGCGGTGTATGCCGAGAACTCTCCGACGCTCATCTGCGTGGTGCTTTTGCGCCGACTAATGATTTCGCCGTTTGGTAGGGTCACTTCATCGCAAACGCCATACATGCGCGCGAAGTATTCGTGCCACGTGTCCTTGTCGAACTGGCGCCCATTGACCCAGGCCTGTTCCACGATGTCGCGCAGCACTACGCCCCAATAGAACCGGTTCTGCTCGTTATTCCGCTTCCGCTCCTCGCTGGTGAGGATGATGCGCAATGGCTCGCCCTTGTCGGCAAAGGCCTTTGCGTTCTCCTTGATCAGCGCGACGAAACCGGCCCATACGGACGGGCCTCTCAGCACGAATTCACGGTACAGGGGGGCAGCGCTCATGCCTTCACGCCCTCCGGGATGCTCATGCCTTCCGGCCACTCAATCGTGTAGGTGTTCCACCATTGGGCAGCAGACCATTCCTGCTCAATCGCGAAAGTGCCACCATGACGTGCAGCTAGTTCGCACCAGCGTTGCGCCAGCGCGTTCTCCGGTCGGTTGAACAGGATCTTGCTGATCGTTATGCGTCTGTCACTCATGATCTGCTCACCGCCTCAAAGATTCGCTGATACCCACGCAACCAATTGATGCGCTGCGTAGTGCCTTGTTGGTATGGACAGAAGGCAAAGCCGTAGGGCCGGTACAACTTCGCGCGCCGGCCGATCTGGAAGGCTAGGGCGCCTTCGTCTTCTGTGGTGGGGAGGGCGAGGGTGGTCATGCAGCGCCTCTCGCCGCTTTCACAAACGCCTCAACCTTGTCCGTCAGATTGGTCTGGTAGTCGTAGTCCGATCCGGAGTATTCGAAGTCGGGCTCATCGATCATGCGATCAATCATGTTCAGCTCAATGCTCTGCCGCGCCTTCTGGCTGATGAGATGCTGAATCTTCGGGTGGCGCATATTCGGCTCACCCGCCCGCAACGCTCTCACCTCTGCGATCAGTTCGAGAACGGCGGCCGGTGTGACACCTTCTAGCCACGCCACTACCCCGGGGCCGAACATCAAGTCGGGGTGGTTGTCATGGCGCTGCACAACAGGCTCCATCACGCGCGTAGTCGTTCCGCCATCGGATGCCATCACGCGGCGCCAGCTATTGCTGGTCCAGACGTTCCATGTGTCAGCCGGCGCTTCTTTGGCGATGCGCTCCAGTTTGTCGAGGTCGATCATTTCGTTTCCTTCACGGTGATTCCATGCACATGCAGCATCAGCTTTGCCTTGAGGATGAAATCCTTGGTGCGCACGCCTTTCACGTCCTCGACGATCTGCTTGCCCGCCATGTCGTAGACAAAATCGGCGATGTATTTCACGGCCCGGATCGCTTTTCCGTTGGCGTCTCGTTGCGCCGGAATCAGGATGTATTCGACCTGGCGGCGCAGATTGCTGATTGAGCGCTGGCGCTGCATCATCAGCAGTTCTTGGTAACGGGCATGTTCGCGCCTGCTGTCGAATGTGCCGGCCTCGGTCGTGACCTTGACGTTGCGATACTTTCTCAAGCGACCCTCTCCCGAGCCCACTCCAGCCCACGAGCAACACAGGCCAGCGACCAAATCGCAGCGGCGAACGGGATCATGGCGATGGTGATGACGGCGTAGAGCAGGGCGGAGACGATCGCGCCTGCGAATTTGAGGGCGCGGGTCATGCCGCCTCCCCAACAGGATTGAGGACAGCGAATTCGCCGAAATGCTTGATTGCGGCTTTGTTGTATGCGTGTGCGGCCTCGTCTTTATCGTCAAAATAGCCGAGGAAAATCGACTTCTTCTCGACTCCAATGCGGGCATACCATTTTTGATTGCCATTACTCCACGACACACCCTTACGTCCGGATGTGCCCTTGACGAGCTTATTGGTTTCATTCTGAGCCGCAGTCGCATTCCGAAGATTGCCCCATCTGTTGTTGGCTCGATTGCGGTCTGCGTGCTCCGCCATGTGCTCTGGGAACTTCCCCTCCATGCAGAGGAAGGCAAGTCGATTCGCTCGGTACTCGCGTCCATCAAGGCCGATGATGACGTAGCCGTAATCGGCATGAATGCGCCCCGCGACATCTCCCGCCTTGACGGGGCCACGCCGTTTCACTCGCCATGTGAATATGCCGGTTTCCGGGTTGTAGTGAAGCAGTTCGCGCAAGCGCTCTGCGGTGATAGTTTCCGTTCCGTAGGTCATGCTTGGACCTCACCCAACAACGCCGCATCAACTTGCATGTGCAGACTTGCAATGGGGCCATCGTTGAAAATCTGGCGCATATCGGCGTAGTAATCAGCGAGTGCACCTTCACTACGATGTGCCGGGATGGATGTGCCCGCATGGTCGGGGCGCGTGATGTGCCACAGAACACCGCCGAGATGCTGGGCTGCCTTCATCTCGTTTTCGAAGCGGCAGTCATCAACGACGACATTCCAGCCGCTGTTGAGATGGGCGCAGGCCTCTTCTTTCCATAGACCGGTCCAGAACTCCGCGCCGATCAAGTCGCGCCCCCACTCGGTGCCGAGCGTGACCATAGCGTGCCGCGGTGTTTTCCCGCACAGCAGGTCGCACGGCTGCTCCTTGCGCGAGCCTTCAATTTCCTCATCGTCCAGGCCGATGGCGCGAAGCATGGCTTTCAATGGGCCGGCGAACTTCACGCGCTTGTAGCGATGTTCGGCGATAAGATAGTCGGCAACCGTCGACTTGCCGGCGCCAGCATTGCCCACCAGGGCGATAACAGATGGCAGTCTCATTGTTCGCATCCTTTTCCGACTTCGCCATGGCTGTCGGCAGCAGTGAAAAGCTTCCAGTGAATCCAGCCGCGCTCCATGCAATAGAAGCCCCACTGGCGCACGCGCGGTCCAGTGACAAACAGCGTCCAGCAGTGGCCTGCATGGAGCTCTATGCGATGTGGCGCGGCGCCCCAGCGGAACTTGATGTCGCCCAACTTCCGGATTGATCTTTGCAGCAAGCCGCCGCGCTCAATGACGTGCTCGGTGTATTCGCCTCTCAGCAAAGTGCTGAAGTTGAAGAGCCACGGATGCGAGTGGTGGGCGCGGTCGTCATCGCTGCGAAGGAAGCAATGCAGGTAGACGTTGCAGATTGGGTTGCGCGGGACCAGCCACCAGCGCAGCAGGTATGGCCGCTCCGGTCCACCGATCACGAAGTCAGCGGGCCGGCGCGTGACACGCGCGATGATTCGGTCGGCGAGGCTCACTCCACCTCCTCATCCGGGCGCATGCCGCCGATGAATCCATGCTCCCATTGCTTGGCATGTTCGGACCCATGGGGATACGGGTTGGCGCGGAATGGCAGCCCATGACGCGCAGCCTGAGCACCCTCCTCGCGGGTCTGATCGATGTCGATGGTGGAGAGATTGGGGTGGGTCATGCGGCCTCCCGTTGATAGCCTTCGGTGTTGCGCCCGAAATGCGTGACAGCCGGACGCGGCTTGTACTTCGGCGGCGCAATGACCGCAGCGAGAAGCCGGCGCCAGTTGGCCGCAGTGTTCAGCACGGCCGGACCATCGGCGCCGTCGAACTGATCGGCTGGCGTCGTCATAACAGTCATGGCGTCCACCACATGCGCTGGCACTGCGATGTTGATGCCTGCGTTGTAGTAGCCGAGATGCGCGCGCACCGCTTCTTCGGCGTAGCGGCCTGCCGTAGACGTGCGGAACGTGTATCCCTTGTCGTCCGGGCGCCACAGCAGGATGTAGCGATTGCGCTTGTGCGTGTGATGCACGCTGATGACGTAGTAGTCGCTCATGCGGCTCTCCCGATTTCGGCGGCAGCGCGCACGATGGCGCGACGGGTGGCTGCACCAACATCCGAACCATGGGGTTCGGCTACGTAATGAATCTGTCCGCTTTTTGACCGATACCCGACGTATTGCTCGGGCTTTCCTTCGTCGTCGTTACCGACGTACGTTTCCAACTCGCAAGCAATCAACAGCCGCAGCGCATCGCCATCGTCTTCAAGCGGGTCCCAGCATGGGTAGGGGTACTTGTTGAGAATGAAGTGATGCGCGTGTTCCGGCAGAGGAACGATGTACGAGTCAGTGATACCGACATCGTGTCGGGTAATCCACTTGACCTTTATGCCCGCTGCTTTAGCGGCCATCTTCAGCAGTTCGCGTCTGTCCATCACCGGCTCCAAGGCACGCCTTCACACAGGCGCCATTTCGAGTACAGATAATCGGTGTAGCCCGTGAGTTCGCCGTCAGGGATGCCGTACCGGTGCGAGCGGTCGCGCTCGGCGGGGGTCATAGCCCAGTAGACGCGGTGGCCTGCAGTGTTGCGGCCCGTGCGGAGTTGGAAGGTATCGACGGCCTTGTTGCACAGATTATCAAGGCGCTTCGGCGTCGATTTGAAGAGATGGACGAGATCGTCAACGGTGAACTGCTCGCCGGCGTACAGGGTCAACTCGTGGACGAGTTCGACCATTCGGACGGCGCGGGGCTTTTCGGTTTGGGCTCTCATGCGGCGGACATCTCCGTGTGTTGTCGAACTTGTCGCGTTGCTGCATCCACCTGACCGACAGTGCAGAGCATCAGTTGGTCAAACCAAAGGTCGAGTGCTTCACGAATGTCGCGGATTGCATCGCCATCGAAACCAAGGCGGCCGGTGCGCTCGAAGCGTTCACGAGTGCGCATCATTCCGTCGTTTGCCGCCAGCAGGACGGGCATGATTTCCGGGCCGATGTCGGCTCGCGTGAGTTCCAGTGCATGGTTCATGGCGCTGGCGATGGTGTTCCAATCGCCGGGGGTGCCGACGCCCTTGCTGATGCCGTCCAGTGCCGACAGCACGGCGAGGCGGAAGCGATCAGCGTCGCTGTCCTGCATCTGCGAGGCGCGGGCAGATTCCAAGGCTCGCGTCGCTTGCTTCTGTGCGAGCGACCGGTACTGTTTGCGCGGCTTTCTCGTCGTTCCCATCACCGTTTCCCCTTTAGCCAATCTCGTCTTGCCTGCGATTGCTCGGCTGGCAGCGCATCGAACTTCTCGCACTCACGCGGCCAGGTCACGTTCACAAACCTGCCGACCATCGGCTCGAAATCGCAGTGGCCCGTGCCAGCACGCGCATTCGCTCTATCGGCCTTCATGTCGCAGTGCTTGCAGTCGATGCACTCGGGCATGCAAATAAATTAGCGTGTTGCGAAGATATTCGCAGTATAGATAAAACTTAGGTAGATGGGTAGTGGTTTTTGCATCAGTCAACCAACCCTTTTGCGCGTCTCGGTGCGGCCGGCGGCGTGTACCCGCGCTGCAGGTCATGGAATGCCGTGTGCTCGCCCTGGTAGGCCAGTGGCACCATGCCCGTTTCTCCTTGGCGCTGCTTGCCGATGAGAACCTCGCAGATGCCATTGGCTTGGCTGTTCGGATCGTAGACCTCATCGCGGTACAGGAACATGATCGTGTCGGCATCTTGCTCGATTTCGCCAGAGTCGCGCAGGTCGGCCATGCCGGGGCGCTTGTCGGCTCTGTTTTCCAGCCCGCGGTTGAGCTGGGCGAGCGCGATGATGGGAATGTCGAGTTCCTTCGCCAGCGCCTTGAGCCCGCGCGAATAGCTGCCAACTTCCTGATTGCGGTTCTCACTCGGGCCGCCAGTCATCAGGCCAAGATAGTCGACCACCAGCAGGTTGAGGCCATGCTTGCGCTTCACGGTGCGGGCTTTGCTGCGGACCTCCAGCAGCGTGAGCGCCGGCTGATCGTCAAGGTACAGATTCAGATCCGTGATCTTGTGGGCCGCGACTGTGAAGCGCTGCCAATCGTCGTCCGTCATCTTCTCCGGCTGCCGCAGATGCTGCATGTGGATGCGGCCCAGCGCGGCGATGTTTCGATCGTGCAATTGGTCGCGTGGCATTTCCATGGAGAGCACAAGGGCGCTGTAGTTGAGCGCCACGTTGCGGGCAATGCCGAGCGCGAAGGCGGTCTTGCCCATGGCGGGACGGCCAGCCGCAATAATCAGTTCGCCGCCGCGCATGCCGCCGCCGAGCTTGTCGTCGAGATCACGGAAGCCGGTCGGTATCGCCTTGATCTTGCCTTCGGCCGCTTCCTGCAGCCGGTCGATGTAGTTGCCAAGGTCGTCACTGGCTTTGATCGGCTCGCTCTTGACACGCTCTTGCGCCAGGTTCTCGAGCTTGGACTGGATTCGATCAACCACAATCCGCGCCTCGTCCGCGCCCATCACCATCTCCGGGACATCGGCGGCCAACGTCAGTAGTTGGCGCTTGACAGCTTTGTCGCGCACCAGAGCGGAGTAGCGCTTGATGTTCGCCGAGCTGGGCGTCGATTGCGCCAATGCGTTCAGGTAGGACAGGCCGCCGATATGCTCCGAGTCACCCTTGGCGGCGAATCGTTCGTAGACCGTCACCACGTCGGCGGGCTGGCCAGCAGTTATGAGCTCGCAGATGGCGCCGAAGACAGCGGCATGGTCGGCGCGGTAGAAGTGCTCACGGCCCAGGCCTTCAACACGGTCTATCGCGTCATTATCGAGCAGCAGGGCGCCGAGAATGGATTGCTCGGCCTCAATGGAGTGGGGAACGTCCCGAATGTCGGCGTGACTCATGTGTCCTTCTTTGCGTGGTAGGTCTTGGCCTGGGTGCCTTGCGTCGTGAGTTCATACGAACCATCAGCCTTTGCGCGCCAAAGCCTGTAGTAGCCCTTCTTCACGTAGTTCAAAAGGTGTCTACGCCAATCGGCCTGCAAACGGGCCGCCTTTTCGCCATCGCCCAAGTGCTCCTCCTTGAACACCTCCCAGCAAAGCTGGACGAACTCCATGGGCAGACCGGTTTTTTCGACGTAGTCAAGCAGCGGCCCGTATTCGCTGATCGCCTTTTCCCCGGCCTGCGCGCAGCGCTCAATGAAGGTCTTGAGAGAGACGCGGGTTTTGCGTTCTCGCTTTGGTTTTTTCTCGGCAGAACTTTCACCCCCTCCGTCGCCGTCAGGCGATGGGGGGGTAGGGGGGGTGTTTACATGGTTACTGGATACTGGATACTGGATAGCTTTTGATTTGGGTTCTTCTTGGGTATCCGAGATGGAACCCACTGGGTTTTCGTCGCGCTTCTTCTTTGGAGGCCGGCCACCGGATTTTCCGTTGATCCGGTTCTTCTCGACCTGCTTGCGGTACGCTGCAATCTGTTCCTCAATCTTTTCCTGAAACAGTCTGCCGTCGGCCACTTCGAAGAACTCCGACGCGACTTTGCGCACCGCTTCGCGCTCAAGTTGAGAGAGCGCCCCGGCGATGCGGCACAGAGTTTCGAGATCAGACGGCAGCGGCTTTTCGGTGGCGTAGTAGTAGTCCACCAAATCGTTGTACGCACCTCTCTCGGTCAGGTTCAGGTGACGCGTTGCGCTAGAAAAATCCCCGACGTTTTTGCTGAAATATTTCATCTCGCCACCGGTCTGGGATTTGTTTCGCATACCCACAAAAAACCCACTGGGTTTTTGTGAGAAATGCTTCGCTTTGGCCGGTGATCATTACCGCGCCCTTTCGCTCGAAGCATCGCCACCAGCGACTGGCACAAGGTATGTGCCTGGGCCTCCTTGGCGCCCCGCGACTTCAGCTTGCCGATGTTGCGTGCCATGGCGTCCTGCTTGAAATGCAATTCAGGCCTTGGGTTGAGTAGGCCTCTTTTCATGGGGTTCTCCCAGTCATGCGAGCGATGGCGGCCGAAGCCGCCCGCGAAGAGATGCAGTCCAGTACTTTTACGCGAATATATTTGCACTGGCGACAAATTTTTGATTACTTCTTCAGGAGCAGCTCGGGCATCTGATCCGCGACCTTGAACTCAGCGCTGGTGCCCTTGGTGGCCTTCTCCAAACGGCGTGCCAGCTTGATTCCGATCTTGTTTCGGCACCTGCTGACGAGCAGGGTGGCGAGGGTGGTATCGGCCTTTTTCAGGACGCGCGCCCTCTCCTTGTGGCGTCTCGCCCGCTCCTCTTTGCTGATGGCCGCTTTGTTCGCGGGGGTAGTGGCGACAAGCCATTCGGACAGATTCATGAGGCTCTCCCTCTGTTGTGACAGTGCAAATATCTTAGCACGCTGGATCATTAGCTTTGCGCGCATGCATTGACAACCGATGAGCAACCCCTAAAATCCTGTGCATGAACATCAAAAACATTCGCAACAGCCATGACGACATGCGCGCGAGCGGACCTACCGCGTCGCGCTGGCCTAGCGTTGGACAAGGAAAGACAAGGGGTATGGACATCAATGCCACCCGGCGCATAAACGTCCGCGCCCTCGCGCGAGAGGCCGGGAGCATGTCCAATCTGGCGAAGCTGGTCGGCACCAATGAGAACTATCTGTCGTCGTGCACCAGCAACAAGGCCTCTCGCAACATTGGCGATACGCTTGCGCGCAAGATGGAGGCCGCAACCGGGAAGCCTTACGGCTGGATGGACGAGTCCCACATCACAGAGCAACACCTATTGGCCGCGCGGTTTCTGTACGACAAAATGCTAGAGATGTCGACCTCTCGGTTACATGCCCTAGTCGAGGTGCTGGATTTGGTGGATAGTGCAGAGCGGGAAGGCTCTTTGGGTCGTATCGAATTAGCCGATCAATCAGACAGCACAGACAAGGAGGGGGTCGTAACCCTGAAAGACAATGCAACAACAAGCAAAAGCAAAAGTGCTTCCCCTCTTCCAAGGGGCCGCAAATGAAGCCCCCAGCCATCAGCAGCTCAGAGAGTATGCAGACGACCTGGAGGCGGGGCGGATCAAGGGGCTCGTCGTCTCTTACGTGAGAGATGACGGGGAAGTGGGATACAAGCTGATGGGGTCGCTTGCCAAGACGAGCAATCTTGGCAGCGCCATCGGGATCATTGGCGAATTGAAAAGGAGAGTTGAGCTCCTTTTTTCAGGCGCATGATGCAAATACATTTGCAGAATGCTTGACTATGTGCGCCGTATGAACTAGGATTTGTGTAAGTTAGAGGTTGCTTTGCCAGTAGCCACGAGCATTCCCCAAGAGAGCCCGACAACGTTCGGGCTCTTATTGTTTCAAGTTCTTAACTTTACCTCCATCCATGCACCAAAGTGTGGCTTTTATGTAGTGGATGCATAAAAGAAAACCCCACTCTGTGGTGGGGTCGCGTTTCCTCCGCCCGGCGCTGAGCATCCCCGTTCCACGCGACCCCTGCGCCGATTAAGGGGCCGCGCTCAGATTCTTCTGTTTGAGCCTTTGCGTGCCTGGTGCCATTTGGCGACGAGGCTTAGATGCGCGCGATTCGTCACTGACCATCTCCCAGCCGGGGAATCCGGCGAATCTGCTAATTAGCTTGCTGATGCGTGCGACTATAGATAAAGCATTAGCATAAAGCAAATATATTCGCCAATTGTGTGGCGCTAAGCACACACTGCCTCAAGCGAGGCGCTTCATCCAATCGCCGAAACTGCGGTCAGCGCCGTTGAACGCGAACACGCTTCGCACGGGTCGCGGCGATTGGATGAGGTGATCGGTTGCGTGCGCGCGGCCGACATGCTCTAGCCGGTGAGATGGCGAACCCCGGCGAATCTGTGCGCACAGAAGCTGACGGTGCCGGGAGGCACGCCGGAGAACGTAACCGGCTCCTTCACGCATGACGATCTAGGGCCTGCAATGTGGGGTAGAGCGGGCGGACTTTAGTGATGGCACACCCTAGTCGTCAGCCGTGAGGGACTACCACTTACCCGAGAGGTCGGTGCGGCTTGTCCGTCTGGCGCTTGGGGCCCTCGACGATGTGACACCCCGCTAGCTGTGCGTAAGCGCTGGAGCGGTTGAAATGGTTGGGCCGTTCGCGTCACTGGGGCGGACACGACGCCGAAGGAATAATCGGCCGCTTGGCTGGCGTAACCAGCCTCTTCACTTCTGCCGGTGATGCGTCACAACCCCGAGGGGCGGCAGACGTGAGGGTGACAGCCCAAA